CCCCCATTTTTTAATGTTGGAGTCCCACATATTTATATACATACTAATATGCTCATCGTACTCCTCATTTTCCCAAACGTTTCAAGCCTCTTAATCCCCTACATAATATAAGGAAATACCCCCCGTCACTCACACAAAACGCCCATCAAAAAAATTTTTCACAAAAAATTTACAAAGTAAGGTAAGCTATGTGCTCATGTATGTTTATAACAAAGAAAGAATATGCAGATAGATGACGAATATGATGACTTCGGGGAATTTGATGAGGGTGAACTCTTAGAATTTTCTCCTGTACCTAGACACTTGACACCAAGTGAACTAAAACAACGACACGCGTTTGCAAAAGAAGCGTTCAAAGACCGTGACTTTCTAACGCAACAAGGACACCCAGAACCTCCAGAGCCTCAATTAACCTATGCAGAAAAAAACGAAGCGTTGAACATTTTCTTAGAACAACCTGATGCCCCTGTTGCACCTACCACACCCGGTGCGGCTAAAGCTCTCGACAAACTTTTAAAGCGTTTTGACTACACGTTGGCAAATTCTACAAACAAGATGCGTCAATATGTGCTCTTTAAGCTATTTGAACTTGCAGAGAATGAAGACCCAAGACTTCAGATAAAAGCGGTTGAAATGCTGGGAAAAGTGTCTGAGATTGGCCTCTTTACGACAAAAGTAGAGGTGGCGGCTGCAGATAAACCGACAGGTGACTTAGAGACTGAGCTTAATGAGTTGATGTCAACGTACTCTCTTGGCGGTGAGCTAGGCTCTATTGATGCATCCTATGCTCAAATTTCAGATGAAGAGCTTAGAGGTGATGTAGACGACATAGTTAAAGAGTATGCAGACGAAGTAGTTGAAGGGGAGCTAATAAACGATGAGTAAGTTAGCAAATGTACCTCCGTCAGATAAAGAACGTATTGCAGAGCTTGTACGAGAACTTAAGCGCCGAAGAGAACGAGAGAATTCACAGACAGATTTTTTAGCGTTTGTGCAGTCAGTGTGGCCTGATTTTATATATGGTCGGCATCATGCAAGGATTGCAGCGGAGTTTGAGCGCGTAGCCAGAGGCGAGTGTAAGCGACTTATTATTAACTTAGGTCCACGTCATACAAAGAGTGAGTTCGGGTCGTACCTTCTGCCAGCTTGGTTTTTAGGTCGGTTTCCTAATAAAAAAGTAATTCAGTGCTCGCATACAGCTGACCTTGCGGTGGGTTTTGGTCGAAAAGTGCGTAACTTAGTAGACTCTCCTGCATATCAAGAAGTGTTCCCCAATGTAGGTTTGCGGTCTGACTCGAAGGCGGCGGGTAGATGGAACACCAGTGCAGGTGGTGACTATTTTGCTATCGGGGTAGGTGGTGCAGTAACCGGTAAAGGTGCTGACCTGCTGATAATTGACGACCCACACAGTGAACAAGAAGCGGCGATAGCGGCAAGTAACCCTGAGATATACGATAAAGTGTACGAGTGGTACACGTCTGGGCCGCGTCAGCGTCTTCAGCCTGGCGGAGCCATAATTATCATCCAGACTCGTTGGTCAAAAAGAGACCTGACGGGACAAGTGCTTGAAGCGGCGATGCAGAGAGGCAACGAGAATTGGAGAGTGGTAGAGTTTCCTGCCATATTGCCATCGGGTAAACCGCTATGGCCTGAGTTCTGGAGTCTTGAGGAATTAGAAGCGACACGCGATGCAATTGACGTGTCCAAGTGGCAGGCGCAGTATCAGCAGAATCCCACCTCCGAAGAAGGTGCGATAGTTAAAAGAGAGTGGTGGCAGAAATGGACTAAAGAAGACCCACCACCTACAGACTTTATATTGATGACTTGGGATACGGCGTTTGAAAAGTCTCAACGGGCTGACTATAGTGCGTGTACTGTGTGGGGTGTGTTCTACCAAGACAACGAGAACGGAGTGATGCAGGCTAACATTATTATGCTTGATGCGAAGCGTGGGCGGTATGAGTTCCCTGAACTTAAGCAAGTTGTGCTAGATGACTATAACTATTGGCAACCTGATAGTATAATCGTAGAAAAGAAAGCGTCTGGTGCGCCACTTATATATGAGCTACGTGCAATGGGTATTCCAGTGATGGAATTTACGCCTACAAGAGGGAACGATAAGATATCTAGGCTCAATGCTGTTGCAGACTTATTCCACTCTGGTAGAGTATGGGCACCGAACACACGATTTGCGGATGAAGTTATTGAAGAGGTGGCATCATTCCCCGCAGGGCAACACGATGACTATGTGGATACCGTATCAATGGCGATGGCGAGGTTTAGAAAAGGTGGGTTTATTTCAACTAATTTAGATGAGCCAGAACCAGAGCGAGAGTTTAGAGGGCGGTCATCACGGCGCAATGCATATTACTAACAACAGCAGAGAAACTAAATGTTTGATAAAAGCCTAAACCAAGCACCACTAGGACTTGAGTCCTTACTCGGCGGCGATGAGCCTGACATCGAGATTGAAATTGACGACCCAGAAAGTTTGCATATTGCAATGGGTGGGATGGAGATTGACTTTGACCCAAAAGGTGAAAGCGAAGAAGATTTTGATGAGAATTTAGCTGAACTCCTAGATGATGGGGAGCTTTCGTCTATTGCAGCAGATTTGTTGTCTGATTTTGATGATGACGTGGCTTCGCGTAAAGATTGGATTACAACCTATACAGATGGTTTAGAGCTACTCGGTATGAAGATTGAAGAGCGTACTGAGCCTTGGGATGGCGCGTGTGGTGTACATCATCCTCTACTTAGCGAAGCATTAGTTAAGTTCCAAGCTGAGACTATGATGGCGACATTCCCGTCAGCAGGTCCTGTCAAAACAAAGATTATTGGTAAAGAGACTTCTAGTAAGAAGGAAGCGGCGGTACGTGTTCAAGACGACATGAATCACCAGCTTTTAGACGTGATGACCGAGTACAGACCTGAGCATGAGCGTATGCTTTGGGGTCTTGGGCTATCTGGTAATGCATTTAAAAAAGTGTACTTTGACCCAAAATTAAACCGCCAAACATCGCTATTTGTCCCTGCTGAAGACATGGTTGTGCCTTATGGTGCATCTAACTTAGAAACAGCAGAGCGTGTAACTCATGTTATGCGTAAGACTGAAAATGATATGCGTAGGCTTCAGGTAGCGGGATTTTACCGCGATATTGACTTAGGTGAGCCTAGTAGTCAGCTTGATGACGTTGAGAAGAAAATTGCTGAGAAGATGGGATTTAGTGCAACGTCTGATGACCGATATAAAGTCCTTGAAATGCACGTTGACCTCGACCTTCCAGGATTTGAGCATACTGATGCAGATGGGGATGAAACGGGAATTGCACTACCTTATGTAGTGACTATTGAGAAAGGAAGTCAAGAGATTCTATCCATTAGACGTAACTGGGAGCCAGATGATGAAACCTACACCAAGCGACAACATTTTGTTCATTATGGGTATGTCCCTGGGTTTGGCTTTTATTGCTTTGGCCTTATTCATCTTATTGGCGCATTTGCTAAGTCCGGTACTTCTCTTATTAGACAACTGGTTGATGCGGGTACGCTAAGTAATCTGCCTGGCGGGTTTAAAGCGCGTGGTATGCGTATTAAGGGTGATGATACGCCTATCTCTCCTGGAGAGTGGCGCGATGTAGATGTACCAAGCGGTACTATTCGAGATAACCTGCTTCCACTTCCATACAAAGAGCCGTCACAAACATTGATGGCACTGCTTAATCAGATTGTAGAAGAAGGTAGACGCTTTGCTAACGCGGCGGATTTGCAAGTATCTGATATGTCGGGTAATGCGCCTGTAGGGACGACACTAGCTATTTTAGAGCGTACGCTTAAAGTGATTACTGCTGTTCAGGCACGTGTTCACTATTCGATGAAACAAGAGCTCGGTCTTCTAAAAGGTATTATCGCCGCTTACGCACCGGAGGATTACGACTATGACCCTGAAGAAGGAAGTAGAAAAGCCAAGAAGTCGGACTATACGACTACAGAAGTTATTCCTGTATCTGACCCTAATGCGTCTACGATGGCTCAGAAAATCGTACAGTACCAAGCGGTACTTCAACTTGCGCAAGGAGCACCTCAACTTTACAACTTGCCCATCCTTCACCGCCAAATGCTTGACGCTCTCGGGATTAAGGATGCACA